TTTTAAGCCGTCAGGCGCTTGCTTCGCTGAGGCCTTTGGGGGGGCATAAGAGACGCTTCGCTTCTCTGAATACCTTGGTTCTCCCTAGTTGGTAAGCGGAACCACCGTCGGTCTTACTAAAGTTCCTTTAACGGTTGAACGATTTACCCCCGCTCTCACCAATTGTGAATAACGCATTTTTGTAGTAATATTTTGCTTTTCGGATGAAGTTTGACTTTTGTCAAAAACAATGGCTTGTTTTCCAACACACCACAATCGGCTTGAACGCAGAATCAATAATGAAGGCATTTGTATTTAGTTGCGAAAAAAAGTAGGGAAACCTACGGTTATTCAGAGAAGCTTCGCTTCTCTTACGCCCTACGACCCCTCACAAGTTTACGCCCTTTTTTATTTTTTTATTTTTATTTAGGTTTTACTACAACTACTTTCTTTGCAGCAACCTTCGGTTTTTTCGGCACAACATTCTGCAAATTCTCGCGAAGTTTCTTATATTGCACATACTTCTCTTCTAAAGTTTCCAGTTCGCGCATCCACATTTGTTCTAAAGTAGTTTGTCTTAAAACCTCTAATTCCTTCATGACATCATCACGTTCTTTTCTCAACTTATCCACATTTTCATTTGTAACGGAATCCATCGGCATTTTCACTAAATACTTGTAGTCTCCTTCCAGTTTATCAAACGAATGAGTTTGCAACATCGCGTCCACTGCATCTGCAGTCTTCCTTCGCAAATCAATCTTGTCAATCAGGTTGTATTCAATGTATCTCGCCTTGTTCGACAACAACATCGTCTTCTTGGATAACGCATCAAGCAAATGAGCCTTGCGCTTACCATACATTGCCAATCGGACCGCATAATAGTCGCGAATCAACTCGTCCACATTCTCATACTTTTTTAACTTCCGGTCGGCGCCAAACATGTGGATATTGGATGTCTTAACGGTTGTGCTCAGCTTCAACAGCTTCTCCGCGCCTTCCATTCCAATCTCGTCCAACTTGCCTTTGGGAAAGATGACCGTGAAATGGACGCTGACTTCGGTGCACAACGATGTGAAATCCTTGATTGTCGGTGCCACTTTTTTACCGTCTTTGTCCACGCCTCCGTCCATCATGTCCTCCAATTGCTTTGTGTATTGCATCGTCCACTTGCCTACTGGCAACTCGGTGATTACGACCGTGTCCGGACCGGCCCTTTCCAACACGCCTTTGATTAAATACTTGTCTGCCTCAATCTTCTCAACAGTTCCCTTGAACCCCTCGTAGTAAGGAACCAGCTCCTTCAAATCGGCGTCGCCCTTCAACATTTTCTTGATATTGCAAATTAAGTCCGAAGGGTTGTATGGCGGAATCGAGCACGAGAATCCCGTACCGATTCCCTTGATTCCATTGACCAAAGCAAACGGAATGATTGGCACATAATACTCGGGTTCCACCTGGGTTCCATCGTCATCCAAATAGTTGAGGACCGCGTCGTCCAAATGGGGGAACACGTATCTCGTCATCGGATTGAGTGCAGTGAAGATATATCTTTCCGAAGCCGAATCGTCGCCACCCTGGAGTCGGGTGCCGAATTGGCCATTGGGTTCCAGCAAATTCATATTGTTCGACCCCACGAAATTCTGCGCCATATTCACAATGGCACCGTTCAAACTCGCCTCGCCGTGATGATACGAACTGTTTTCCGAAACGTATCCGGAGAACTGCGCCACTTTGATTTCGCTGGTTAAATTGCGCTTGAATGCACTGAACAAGATTTTGCGTAAACTGATTTTGAGTCCGTCAATCATCGATGGAATCGAACGCGCACAATCATAATTGCTGAAATGGATCAACTCATTATCGATGAAGTTGCCGTAGGAAACGCTGGGTCGACTCGTGTCTAAGAACGCGGTCTTGTCGTATTTCTCAATGAGCCACGTCTTTCGATCGTTGGCTCGCTTGTCGTTGAACACCTTGTCGATCACGTCATCGCTCAACTCCGGCTCGTAGACGAAATCCACGATTTTCTTGTTTGCAAAATACTCCTTGAACTCGTCGGATTTAGATGTTCCCAGACCCTTGAAATACTTGATTTTCCAGGATGCCGAATCTGCATTCGCAGTTTTCCAGGCATTGTATTCGCCGTCATTGTAGAAGGACAGGGTCTGTGCGCCCTTGGATGCACGCAGGATCGGCGTGTTCATAAACGAAATGAACCCCGGGATTTGCGTCAGCGATTTCCACTCACAATGGAACAGATTGATGCACAATCCCTTGATATGCGACCCGTCCGTGTCTTGGTCACACATAATCATGATTTTTCCGTATCTTAAATACTGGGAAACATCTTCCATGGATTCGTAGGCGCGTCCGTTTTCTAGACCTAAGATTTTCTTCAGATCGGTGATTTCCTTGTTGTCCGTGATTTTCTTGATGGATTCGCCACGCACATTGAGCAGTTTTCCACGCAAAGGGTAGATTCCAATAATGTTGCGGTCTTCCGAAGACAGACCAGAAACAATACCGGACATTGCACTGAGTCCCTCGCACAAAATAAGGATACAACTGCCCGATTGCGCGGTTCCACTCAAATTGGCGTCCATGAAATTCTCAATTCCGCGAACCGTTTTTGTCTTGGACCCGTCGGTCTTCTTGGCCGCCGTGTTCTTCTCCTTGGCCTGGGTCAGTTCACACGCAGTTTCCATGACCCCCATCTTGGCCACTTTCTCCACAAACCCGTCCGTAACCGTGCACGAGGACCCAAACTTGTTGGAGGGCGTGTTCATAAAATCCTTGGTTTGACTGTCGAACGCGGGGTTCTCGATATCGCATCGCAAGAACAGAATGAGTTGTTCCTTGATTGCCGTCTGGTTGACGCGCACCTTCTTCTTCTTTTCAATGTAATCCACCAACTTGCGAATCACTTGGCCAATCACATATTCCACGTGCTTGCCACCCTTGTTTGTGCAAATGCCGTTCACAAAGGATACCTGGGTGAATTCGTGGCCGGGTGCCAATGCCACCGCATATTCCCAGCGACCACACTCGGACGCCTCGTAGACGCGTTTTGCGGACCCAATGTATAAATCCACATATTGCTGGAAATTCTTGATTTCGGATAGGGCGCCATTGTATGAAAACTTAATCTTCTTCTCGGACTGGTCAGTCACCGCGCAAATGTCGTAGAATCGCTTCTTTAACAAAGCAATCATATCGGGGGTTAGACCGGCGATACCGAATCGGCGATAATCCGGCTTGAACGTCACTTTGGTATACGGCTTTGTCCCCTTGACCTTGGTAATCACTGGCTCCGAAATGACGTCCAAATTTCGGGTGAATGTTTGCGTATACTTGAGTCCGCGAATATGGTCAAAGGTTTCGACACTGCCCTCGGAAGACCAGATTAAAACCAACTTGAATCCGAACCCGTTCTTGCCACCGACAATGCGTTTCTCGTCCTTGTCGTAATTGGTGGAAGTGCGTAATTCGCCGAATATCATCTGGGGGATCCAAACGTTGTGTTCGGGGTGCTTTGCCACGTCGATGCCATTGCCGTCATTTTCCATGGTGATTGTGCCGTCCTCCGTAATATCCACGTTGATATAGGTGACCAACTTGGTGTCTTTTTCACTTACTTTGTGTTTTTGAATCATACGAATCACGTGATCTCTGCAATTGACGACGCCTTCGTCGAACAACTTGTAGAGACCCGGAATGTAATGAACTTCTTTGTTAACGATTTGCAAAGTGGCATCGTCGTAAATCCACAAGCGTTCGTCCACATTTTCAATGGACCCGATATAAGTATCGGGATTGTCCAAAATGTGTTGCTTGTCGGTTTTCTTTTGATATTGCTTGGCTAAATCGGTCATTTTATGAATCGTAGTATTATGTTATATGCTTCTTGGTTTATATTGGTTTAAAAGTTCAATTTTAAGTAGGGAAACCTACAGTTTCGCTTCGCTTACCCCCTACGACCCCTTCCCTTTTTTGTAGAATTTGTAAAAAAAAGAATTTGTAAAAAAAGAAGGGAGGGATCAAAAGGGAACCGTAGGTTCCCTTTACTTGAAATCCAGTATCTCTCCATTCTTCTCGGTTGGAAATTCTTTTGGTCCATAGACATCTTGCAACAACAACCACTCAAACATTCCCCCCAAATAGATATACACATTCTTGAACCCGAGAGAAGCCAATTGTTTTTGTTTTCGCACCAATTTCTCATATTCGTGGCAATTTCTCCCATAAATGATTATGTCCTTTTCATAATCATTTTTGGATATCATCTTGTTTATCTTATCAATTTCTTTCTCTGCGACTACCGTTCCAACAATCAACACCTTTTCGGATTCATCCATTGTGTGAATCATTGTCACACCCTCTTTCTGCATTTCTTTTAATTTTTCAAAGTTAACCAGATTGGAAATACCGTTTCCCATTATGGAATCGTAGAGAAAAGACTTTATGTTTATTTCCAATTATCTGGTTTTCTTATTCTTATTGGGTCGTTTGTTCCGCGTTTTATTTTTCGAAACCGGCGTCAACCCATCATCAAAAGAGGCTCCAATACTCGCAATCGGGGTTTTCTCTCCACTTACCAAAAATTGTGTGATGTATTTCTTCGGTATCTTGCCCGAATAAAGTAAACTTTTGCAAATGGTTCGCAGATTCTCAAACATTTTTGCGTTTTTTTTATTCGGGTCGCCTTCAAATGACTCCACAATGATTCCATTGTTTCGATTCTTATGGTGGATGATATTTGCCGGCCGATTATCAACTAAAAATGTATTGGCTTTGGTAATTCCAAGGTCAGAATGGTGGTTGATAATGAAATCCAATTCTTTATCGAGCATTCCCGGTGACATATTCTCTCTTGAATACACAAACTGAAACAATTTTTTGTCACCCGGATTGTATCTTTTTTCGATTCTTTCCACCACTTTTTGGGCATATTCTTTTGTTCCATAAGTCCAAATTCCCAAAAGGATTTTCTCTCCATTTGAATGAACGTAATCAATGAATTTTTTAAGTCCTGGGCGAAGAACCATTTTATCTTTTTCAAAAAGGTTCTCTTCATAGTCAAATTTCTGGGGTGTAAAATCTTTGGGTCTATAATGCAAAATCGTCTCATCAATATCAAAAACTAGACATATTTTATCCATTTAAAAGTTTGTATATAGTAATATAAGATAAGATAAATAAAAATGTCCTGCAATGTGTGCTGTTCCGCCTATAATAAATCGCTTCGTTCCGAGGTTAAATGCTATTTTCCAGACTGCGCCTATTCGGCGTGCAAGGAATGCACCCGCACCTATTTAACGGGGATTACGGAAGAACCCCACTGTATGAAATGCCGCAACAAATGGAGTTTGGAATTCACCAAGACTTCTCTAAATGCATCCTTCATGGAAACCGAGTATAAAAACCACCGCCGAGTTGTGTTGGCGGACCGCATGATCGCGCAAATCCCCGAGTTCTATGAGGGGGCGTTAAGGTTCGGTCAATTGACCGAGTCGGACGTGAAGATGAAAGCGATTCTGGCGCAAATCAGCGAACACCGAACCATTATCGGTCAACTTTACATGGAGTACGACCGCGTCCGCAGAGAAATGGAAAACAAGGGTCCCTCCGAGTCCAAGAAATTCGTCATGCAGTGCCAGAACGACGGGTGTCGCGGTATGCTTACGACCCAATACAAGTGCGACATATGCACCAAATTCACGTGTCCCAAATGTTTTTTGGCGATTGTGGGAGAGAAGGCCGACCACGTGTGCAAACAGGAGGATATGGACACGGTGGAGGAATTGCGGAAGAACACGCGACCGTGCCCCAGTTGCGGACTGCGCATTTCCAAAATAGACGGGTGCGACCAAATGTGGTGCATCGAGTGCAAAACCGCGTTCAGTTGGGCGAAGGGGACGGTAGAGAAGGGGGTCGTCCACAACCCGCACTATTACCAGTGGATGCGACAAAACGGCGGGGTTCCGCGGAATCCGAACGAGCACAACGAGGGGTGCGGAAATATTTTTACACTCACGTCGCGGAGGATTCACGAAATCGTTGACGAATACCAGCAAAACAAGAAATATTATACACGGTTCCACGATCTTTTCTTAGAGATGGAAAATCGCGTGGATTTCGATGAAAATATGAAAGAAATATTTTGCAGAACAGAAACGATGATTGAAAACACAAAAGACATTCACTATGAGGTTCGCAATCTTGACAAATATTTTTCGGCATTCCATCGATACATCAACCACATAGAACATACGGAAATGCGTCCACTTCTCAATAACATTCGCGCGCGAGAACAAGATAAAACGGCGATTTACCAATACATTTTGAACAAAATTGACAAAACGTCGTTGGCGGAAGAACTGATTCGGTTCGACAATTTGAATATGAAAGAACGCGCGCACAGCGATATTTTGGAGGCGCTCGTGGTGGTGGGGAAACAGATCATGATTGATTGCATGAACGAGCTGGAATCGGTTATGAAAGATTTCCCGTTTGTTTCTTACATTGATTCCAAAATGACGGTTTATGATTCCAAAATGGTGGTTTCTGACAACGGTCGAATCGAATTTATGAAAAATCTTGCAACCAATTACGTTTTTTTCACGCCGGGCGAATTGGAACTCTTTGTCAACAAGATTTTAGCCATTTTAACCAAGTATAAGAACGCCATCAGCAAATATTGCGCGTATTCCAACGTCGAGTCCATTAAGTTTTTAATGACTTATGGAAGCAAAAAAACACTGGTTATGTGGAATTACATTGACGGAGGTGTGGATTATGAACAGTACAAAACCAAGGGCGAAATGGTTAAGACGATGAACAACTTCCAGGCATTTTACGACGGATGCGTGGAAAACACATTTGTCTCTACGGATGCTTTGGTATAATATTTTGCAAAAGAATATAAACATATTTTGCCATTATTTTTAGACAATGGAATTAACACACACCCAAATCGAAAATTTAGTTTATCGTTTTCCCAAATTAGAACTTTCTTATGAAACATTTGCGCATAAGAAAGTTTCATCCAATTATGACATTTGCATTTCGATTCCCAATGGTAAAAAACAGTTTGCGTGGTTTACTTATTGCGGGTCGGATGACGTTTGTTATTTGATGGATATCAACAAGGACCAAAAGATTGTAAAAATGGTCAAGATCGATGTCGGCTTTATTCCAATGAAGCTGGCGTTCGGAACCGTGCTTTACGGCACTTTGTGCACCATCGACGAAAAACAGGTGTTTGTCATGGAAGACGTCTACCATTTCTGCGGTCTGCCCACCCGCCAATTCACTTTTGGCGAAAAACTCACCTATTTTCACACATTTATGACCGAGTACATTGGAACCACCTCGTTTTTTGCGCTCCCATATTTAACCTTGGTGAAAGGCGACAATGCATTGTTGGAATCGTTGCAGTTCTACGAATCCATGGTGACTAAAACCGCATACACGACCCACCACATTCAGTTTCGGGCTTCGGATAGCTTGGTGCCCTATTTGAACCACACGTATAAGAAAAAGCAGGAACAGGCGATCGTTTATGAGCCGGATGTCATTCTGTTTCCGCGAACCGATTTGAACTATACGGCGCAATCCTCCCTAAGAACCGCGGTGTTTCGCGTTACGGCGGACATCCAGAATGATGTTTACCATTTGTTTGCATACGACGGGAAGACGAAAGAATACACGTATATCAATATTGCATACATTGGGTCGCGCCCTTTGAGCGTCTATATGAACAAATTGTTTCGAAACATTCGGGAGAATGAAAATGTGGATTATGGGGAGGAAAGCGAGGACGAAGATACTTTCCAAAATGTGAACCCGGATAAATATGTGGATTTGAAAAAGGAATACAAGATGAGTTGTGTATTCCACAACAAATTCAAAAAATGGGTTCCGGTCAGTGTGGTTGAATCGGGGTCGCGATGTGTCAATATCAATGAACTGTTGTTTCAAAACAACTATTCCGTGAATCAAAATCAAAACAAATCCAACTATTCGGCGAATCCAAATCAAAATAAATCCAACTATTCCGCGAATCAAAATTCGAATAAATCGAATTATTCGGCGAATCCAAATCAAAACAAACCGAATTATTCCGCGAATCAAAATCAAAATAAATCCAATTATTCCGCGAATCAAAATCAAAATAAATCCAACTATTCCGCGAATCAAAATCAAAATAAATCCAATTATTCCGCGAATCAAAATCAAAACAAACCGAATTATTCGAATAAAAAATATTTTAACAAATAAATAAAAACAAACATTTTTTTATTTATTCCAAATAGGCATCCTCCGTGAGTTCCTCCGTCATTTCAACATATACTGGCTCCTTGAGCTTCGGCTTCTTCGGTTTCTTTTCTACAACCACCTTCTTTGCAACCGGTTTCTTCTTTTTGGGTTTGATTTCTTCGTCGCTCTCGATAATTTCCTCCTCTTCCTCCGAGCTATTATTATCGTCATCTTCGGCGTCGGAACTCACCACAAAATCGTCTTTGACGTATCCGTCCTTGGTTTTAGGCAAACCGAGAATATCCTCGTCCTCCTCGTCCTCGTCTTCGTCGGAATCACCAATGTCCGAATACCCGCCATACAAATGGTCCATGATGTCCTTGAACTCCTGTGAACCCATATCGGTGATCTTGTTGTTTACGTAGAGTACAGCGGCACAATTTCCGAAAAAGAGGACGTTGTCAATGGGTGGCGGGAACTCGTATTTGTTCTCGGTATTTGCACGGCCGGTAATCTTGCCATACACTTCCATTTTGTATTCGGTGTCGTTGAACTCGACAGACCATGCATGGGCGAGAGAAAATCCCTCTGCGGTCTTAAATCCGCATTTCTTGTATAAATCGAGTAGGTCTGTGGTTTTTGCGTTCTTTAGGGAACCCGTTTTTTCGACAATGATGAAAGATGGCATTTAGTGTAAATAGTGAAATATTTTTATATCGTTTTCATAAAAATCTTTTGATAAAAATTTATTTGGAATAAAAAATATTTGGAATAAAAAATATTTCAAGAAATCTTTTGGCAAGATTTTCTTGGATAAATATATAATGCCGACACAAAGAAGAAATCGACAGAGAAAGAATAGAAGAAGTTCGCAGAGAGGAGGATTTGACTTACTATCTTGGCTAGGTGGACCCAAAACACCAACAGTAGATGCAACATCATCAGTAGCTGTACCTGTACCTGCATCTGAATCATCAGTACCTGTACCTGCATCTGAATCATCAGTACCTGTACCTGCATCTGAATCATCAGTACCTGGCAAAAAAATAAGTAATAGACTTGTGGATGTTTATAATAATGGTACACGGTATGGCGGAAAACCCAAGAAGTCCAACAAGAAGAGAAGATCCGGTAAGAAGCGTTCGAATAAGAAGCGTTAAAGAGATAAAAAACTTATTTAATCCCTGAATATACGAATGCTGGAGTGGTTATTTAACATTTCCATAATTTCTCTACTTATTATTTTAATTTTCCATTATGCATTTGATTTCTTTGCACCGAATAAATCAACAGACAACACGGTAGATATCAAAGTTCAAAAATACAAAAACATCATCGATGCAATGGTGAAAGAACAAAAGGAAAAAAAAGAAGTAGTTGACGATGGTTTAGAAGAATTGGAAGACTACATAAGGGAACTCGTCGTTCCCCTATGACCCCATACTAAATAAAGTTATCATTAAAGAATAATAAATTTATTATCAAACTGTTTTGATAATAACCATCAAATCCAATTCCTTTTAGCATGGGGTCATAGGGGAACGGCAAGTTCCCTATCGATGTTGTTAATAAATATCTCCAATGCCTGCACATTGTTTGACGCAGAATAGTCTTTGCACAAGAATTCAATCAGATCAAGAACTACTTTGATTCGGTCACTGGTCCAAAACCCGTTCATCTGTTTGAGCGTGCCTTCGTCATAAATCGACGTCATCGCATCTCTTTTGAAAATCTTGTCAAACGCGTATTCCTCCAACGAGTTCTCGATTAACCCAATGTATAAATTTAGGCATAGAACAATTACTGGACACGTCTTGTATGTTTCCTTTAGTTTATTGAGGCCATTGATTGCACAGCTAAACAGTTTTTTGATAGCGGGTGTCTTGTCGATGAATCGCATAGACAAAAAATTCTCACATGCAAAATAGATGGGGTTGTACAAATACTGGATTTCGGTCTTGTTGGCGCTGTAATAAATCCGGCAAATGGACTGGAAGTATCCGGGTTCCTGGAGATACATCACGTTGTCCTGAACGCGGAATTTTGTGCCGATGGGTTTGTTGCTGAGAATCGCGAGTTTAATAATGACAGAGAGCGGATCCAAAACAAACAATTTGTAGTTGATGTTTTTAGAATTGTCGGGGATTTCGTTCATTTATACAATGTTGGTAAAATGTTCTTATATTTATTGCAATAAAAACTAAGTATACGCCATAGAATCGTTGTTACATTTTAACGTATTTACTAAAATAACTTGTCAATAATCCTTGTAGCAAAGCAAATATGCACATTACTACTACTATTTTTATTAAATCTTTTTTACTTGGTAGTTCGAGTTTTGTTTCTTTATTACTAAATCTACCAATATTATAGTGAATTATATTCTCAAAAAGATTCACGAATATATATACGAAAAAAGAGATGGCAATAATATGGAAGCTTGCCCCTGAAATAATATACATTATATAATACAATGTTTATTATTTATAAAAACAAAAATAAAAAACAACCCAAATAAAAAAACAACCCAAAATAAAAAAACAAACCAAAATAAAAAACAACCCAAATAAAAAAACAACCCAAAATAAAAAACAACCCAAATAAAAAAAACAAACCAAAATAAAAAACAACCCAAATAAAAAAAACAAATCAAAATAAAGGGAAGGATCATAAGGAAACCGTAGGTTTCCTTAACCTTAGTTCTGTTTCCAGTGTTTTCCGCAATCCAAGCAGGTAATAAATATGGTGGACGGTTCATCCGCAGACCGCGTCTGCAATTCGTAATAAGTGCACCGCTTCGACTTGCACTTCTTGCACGTAAACATATCGGTCATTGCCTGCACTTCCGTGGAAAACTTGTTGGTATCGCGCTTCACCTTTGCCTCAATCATTTCCTTCCAATGCGCAGGGTTCATTTCAGGATGGGTCATAAAAGCGAGGGTCTTGGGACTGAGTTCCTCCGTATGCAGTAGCGCCAACAATTCAGGACTGGTTTTCAAATTGTTGTATATGGTTCGCAACCTGTCCATGTACAAGGTGGAGAAAGAAGGAACTTCCCACTTTTTAATAATTTTCAAATTGCCGGCTTCCTTGATGGCGTAGTTGTATACGCCGATTTCAATGTTTGCGAGAATCGATGGATTCATATCCTTTCCGAATTTCTGGATAAGCTTGGAACGCACATTTTCGCGGAAAACAGGGGGATTGACGATTTGTTTGGATGACATTTTTTGTATTAAATTTAAAGAAGGTTTTATGTTTATATTTGTTTATGTTATTTGAAAGATAAAAAATCAATTTTATAAAATAGTTTATACTTTTATAATAATATATATAATGAGTCAATATTTACAACAAACACGGAGAGAGTTTAAAGGGCAATATAAATATAGCGTAGATTGTGATAAAATAAAAACCGACCCCAATGCTTTACAAGTTTTGGATGGCAGTGTTCGTGCAAAACATACAATGATAATAAATGCAGTAGTGAAAGAAAATAGTGGAAAAATCGTTGTTAAAATCGGAAAATCAAATGATATAGTAAAACAAGAATATGATGTTGCTATAAAATTAGAAAAACTAGAAGGGTTTATAAAAATGCATTGTTTATTTAGTTGTTATAACAATGCTAACTTTTCAAATATTAATGATCCAATCAATATCAATGATTTTGAAGTTTGCCAACCAAAACATACATCAAATGTTGATGTGCTTATTATGCCATATATAAACAAGGGACAAACAATAAATGATTATTTAGAATCAGGTATCGAACCTGCAGAATATAAAAAAATACTAAAACAAGTAATATCAAATTTATACAATGCATTTGTAAAAACAGGATTTGTACATAAAGATTTACATTTTGGAAATATATTAATTGACGAAAAAAATGACCCTATAATAATGGATTTTGATACAAGCGAGTTTAATAAAATACAAGGATTTTTCTGGGCGGATTTGCAAAGATTATTTGGCAATGTAACCGAAAAAAGCTATCCGTCAAACAAAAAAAGTTATATAATATCTGGTATATCTGGAATTCAAATATTATTAAACACAATTATGTTTATTAAATCATCCGACGAATTATTTCATAAAAATGTAAATGAATTACTTAGCATTTTAGAAGCATCAAATGTTAGTGTTTTAGATAATACTAAAAAACCAACCAAATATAACCCAGACTTATTTGGAGGAAAAAATAAAACACGAAAAAAACACCCAAGAATAATTCTTCCACATTTTAAAGTTTCAAAAACAAAAGGATAGGTCAAAGGATTCTCCTTACTTTATAACATCTCCAAATCCGCCAATCTCCAGAATTCGGACCCACCATTTGGCAACGGACGGCGAACAATCATCGGAATCTTCTTCTGCTCAAATTCGGCCATTGCAATCAGGTATCCATCCACGATTTCGTCACCGACTTCAACAAACGCTTCGGCGCCCGCGTTCAATTGCTTGGCACGCTCACCCAAAATCTTCGCCTTCTCATACTTGGTAATGAACGGCAAGGTCCGGTGCAAGGGGTCTACAATAATCCCGTCTTCATTGCGAACAATGGTGCACAAAGCATCCACTTCCTGGAAATTCTGAATAATCAATTCGGGATGATGTTCAGCAATCACATTGGTCTTCAATGTATTGTTAAATTTTTGCAAATAGTTTTCGTCGGTGGCTCCTTCGTCGTCATCGTCGTCGTCATCGTCATCATCGCTAAATTCAATGTTTTGTTCGTTTTCTTTTCCTCTCTCCATAAACTCTTCGTCTTCTTCTTCCTCTGCGTCCTCATCTTCTTCTTCGTCTTCGAATTCATCGTCGGAACCGTGTCCGCCTTCCATTTTTTCAGAAGTATCAGAATTCGAGTCCGAATCTGAAAAATCAGATTCATCGCCACCTTCAATATCAAATACAGTTTTCTTCTCAGCCATTTTATTATATAATATACTTTTACTTTATGTTATTATACGTAAATAAAAATCAATTTTACAAAGGGAACTCGTCGTTCCCTTTTGATCCCATACTATAAAAAATTGGTTCAAAAACAAAATCAAATATACAAAGGGAACTCGTCGTTCCGCTTCGCTTACCCCTTTTGATCCCATACTATAAAAAAATTGTTCGAAGGTTCAAAACAAAATCAAATATACAAAGGGAACTCGTCGTTCCGCTTCGCTTACCCCTTTTGATCACATACTATAAAAAAAATGTTCGAAGGTTCAAAAATATCAAAACAATGGATCAGAACAATGGATGAAAGGAGGGATCAAAAGGGGTAAGCGAAGCGGAACCTTGGTTCCCTTTATTTGTTATCGTCCGTCTTCCACGTAAAATCGCACGCCGTGCAAATATACAAATATTTCATATTCTCATCGTCGTATCTCAGGTAAATGACCTCTGGATGGGACTCCTCGCATTTATCATTCGGACACTTCATATTGTTCTTGCGCGGTAATGTCGGGTCATACTTGGTGTACTTATTCACCATATGGTTAAACTTCTGCTCGCTCTTCTTAAATTGGGTTTTCAAAACAACCACGCTGTCTTGGGTAATATGTTCATCCTTGTGTCCGCAAAACCGACAATAGTAAATTAAATTATTCGGATTGGCTTCATCAATCGAGATGTAATACATATTCTGGCATTCGGTGCAAAATTTCATTTCTTATTATATTATATACTTTTACTTTATGTTATTATACATAAAATAAAATCAATTTTAACGTAGGGAACCAAGGTTCCCCTACGACCCCTCCTTTTTCTTTTTGAAACTTTTTATATTTGTTTTTCAACTAGGGGAATCTACGTTTTAGCTACCCAACTATAAACCCTTCCCTATTTAAAGGGAGGGGGTCGTAGGGGGAACCGTAGGTTCCCCTACAGTTGTGCGGGAATTTTGGAAATATCACTATCTTTCTCCGGGCAATTCACTTTGGTATCTTTGAACTCAAAACATGTTCCAGTTTGGTCTTTGTATTGAATGGTGTCTACATTGTCGGGAGTGGGATAGACATAAATCTTGCGTTTATCGCTACTATAAATATAAACAAAGAACAGACCAACTGCTAAACTAATTATGAAAACCGGGATGTTGATAAATTTCAAAAGACTCATTGTATATGATATAACTGGAATAAAATTGAACTCTTTTTTTTCATTTTTACAAAAGACATATAATTTTAAAGTTGATTTATTAACCCTAAAACGATTTACTAAAATGCAATCAAGTAGAAACATCGCGAGTGTTGACGAGATTGTGGACAAACTGAACCTTGACAGAGAGGTCGAGGACGAATACGACATCGACGTAGTTTTGCATGCATTGGACGAGCTCGAAACAATCGCATTGGTTGAACGAAACGTCAATCTCTGCGACGACACGGTGTTGTTTGGGGCAAGACACGGCCTGAAGTGGTCCGAGTTCCATCAAATCGACGATCCGCTCAAAAAGACCATTCTTCTCATGTTGGTCGAGAATCCAAAAACCTTCTTTGTTCTTCAGAACACCCAGTCCGGCAAGATGCGTATTTGTGCGTTGGAAATCAACAAATGGGCCGAGCGTACCGACATAAAGACGGTCGCATTCTTCATTACCCAGAATGATCGAACCCTCACCGACCAGTCAGTCGAAAGTTTGAATCGTATATGCGGTGAAGAAAAATGCGAACTCTTTACTTTGTCGAGTAACAGCAAGGTAAAATTTGAAGAAATTAAGCGTGCAATTGATGCCTATGCCGCCGATACGGAAGGCGAATATAAAATGCCGGTCATTGCCGCCTTAGCCAATGACACCCAGAACAAGAAGATTTTGAAGCTGATGGCACACATTTTGAGAAAAGCCCGAAACCACTCCAGACTCCGGTATGGATTGATCTTCGACGAGGCGGATGATACCTACCCCAAACTCCGAAAGATGTCAATCAATGTCGATGGCGAAAGTATGTGCTATTCGCAGTTTATCGTTGATAACGACGACGCGTTGCATCGCATCGGATTCGTTTCTGCTACGGAGGGCGAGCTGTTGGACGAAGAGTTCCCCGAGTGTGCGAATGCCTACTTGTACCAGGTCGATCCCGAACACGCAAATAATCCAAATTATCGCGCGGCGCACCACCCTGAATCCGAATTTCGCGTAGAAAAAATGCCTGTCAAGATGTCGAACAATGCCTATGCAGAAAAGTTGATTCAAGAAAACTTGGCCTATTTCACAACTCCAGTACCTGAGACGAACTATTATCGAAAGATAATTGTGAATTCGAATGCCAAGGCCACCGATATGACAAGTATGGCTCGTTTTGCTAATTCAGTTGGCATCAATGCGATGGTTTTCAATATGTACGGCGTGAAAACCTACATTCCTGGCGCTCCGGTTAAGACAGACCGAATCAAGGGGAGGAGATTCAACGAGCTGTTGTTCGAAATATACAAGTCGTTGAATATGGAAGACAAACCTTTAATCATTATTGGAAGGCGAAAGGTGGACCGCGGTCTTGGTTTCCACTACGCTCCTCGCGATGGCAGTGAAGGCTTGATTTGGACAGATATCATTTTGGGCAGGATTGAAGATACGAATACCGCTGTTCAGAAAGCGGGCAGATTGGCTGGAATCATTGCGCAGTGCCCGCAGTATTATGGAAAATGCACTTATTGGACGGACGAGCGCACCCAGAATAATATCTTGCGCCACAACAATATTGTGGATGAGGCCAACAAGCTGACCGGATGCACAGTGTTGCAGGCAGTTACGCGTGGAATAGTGAAAGTCAATGAAATTCTGCCGGAGTTTGTAAAGGCTTCTCCTCCTGCACAGAAAGAGAGTAAGCCAAAAAGGTCGAAAGCCAACCCCAATGATTTCGATGACGTTGAGTTCGATTCTCAAGAAGATGCTATTGCTTTTGCAAAAGAACAATTTGATTTCAATTTGCGAAAACGTCCTGAAGCAATTGCGCCCGAAGTTGTATTAATTAATGGTGAAAACCCAAGTAGAGATATTATTCGACAACGCAAATGGGGCTTAAATAAAATATCTAAAGTTCGAATGCTTCCCACCATTGATAATAAATGGGTTGTGTATTGGAGACCATCTTTGTTTGAAAATGTATAAAAAATGTCTATAAAAATGTGTATAAAAATGTATGTTTATAAAATTTAATTAATTTAATAAAAAAAATCAAAAGGAAGAAATTCCTTTTTTTTAAAGATTCTCTTATGACCCTTTAAAATATATTATTAGTATGGGATCATAAGGGAACGACGAGTTCCCTTACTTAGAGGTCTTCGGTGCCAATGCCATCATCAAACTCGTCATCTCCTGTCGCCGACTGTTTGAACGAATCGTCACGTTCATACTTGATTTTCGCACCCGTCCAGGCCCCCTTTTCCTTCTTCTCAAACTTGCCAAACTTCTTGTCCATATACGCATGGACTTCTTTCGGCGAAGGCGCGCCTTTTCCATATGTACTTTGGTACCAAACTGTGAATTCACTATTGAGCTCCGTCTTCTTAATCTTTCCGCCAGCATCCACCACAATCTTCTCGCGGATAAACTCGGCAATGAAATCCTGGCTTTCCTGGTATGCTTTGCTGGCCTGGTTGACAATGTCGCACTCGCCCACCTTGCCGTCGGTTTTGAACGCCCGTTGCACCAGCATATACATAAACGTGTATTTCCAGTAAGCAAACTTATCCACAATTGTGCCATCCACTAAGAACTGGAACGGCTTGTCGGGGTCGTCGTGCACCGGATTCTCTGTAAACAGGGACTCGAACGGCACCTCGCGAATACGTCTCCAAGTACCGAAATCCTGGGACTTGACCTCCATGCGAACGTTACTGCACAAAATCAGTTTGAATTGCGGATAATAAATCATTGTTTTCGTGGAATAAGGCGCGCGACACTGAATCGGATCCAAACCACTGGTAAGCTGTTTCAACGGACCTTCCAGAATCGCGTCTTTCTTGGACGGCTCCATAATGACTGCATACCTCACTCCCTTGAGTTCCGCCAACTCCGCGGATGTGCCACCCACCTTCGCTCGATCTTGGGTGATCGCAGACAGGGGAACCACGCCCTTGTATTCGCCCATAATCTCGTCAATGAGCGTCGTCAACACCGATTTGCCGTTACGACCTTCACCAATATACATATGGAACGTCTGTTTGTCGGGC